GATGAATTGATGGAGAAGATTCAATACTTTTTATTAAAGGCTTCTTGCCAACTGGCCAAAGAAAAAGGCCCGTGTGAAAAATTTGATAGAACCAAATACTCTCTTGGAATTCTTCCAATCGACACTTACAAAAAAGATGTTGATTCTGTTGTAACAAGAAAGCCATCCATGGATTGGGAATCTCTTCGCGCCGAAATCAAGGAATTTGGATTGAGAAATTCAACCGTGTCCGCATTAATGCCGTGTGAAAGTAGCTCAGTGATTCAAAGTTCTACAAATGGAATTGAACCTGTTCGCTCTCTTGTTACTTATAAAGAGTCCAAGTCTCGACAGTTGCCAGTAATTGTTCCAAACATTCATCAGTGGAAAAATAAATACACATTAGCCTTTGACATGAAGGATAATATTGGTATGATTAACATTGTTGCGGCGCTTCAAAAATGGGTTGATATGTCTATCTCCGCAAATCGCTACTACAATTATGCTCATTATGAAGGTGGAGCTTTGCCTGACTCCAAAGTGATTCGAGAGTTTCTTTATGCTTATAAAATGGGGTGGAGAACTGGTTACTACCTGAATACAAACGATGGCGACAAACAAAGCGCAGCGAATCAAGAGGAATCATGCTCAAGTGGGGCCTGCTCTCTGTAATTTTATGAAAACAGTACTAAATACCGAAAACGTTCACGGCTCAAATAACCTCATGTTTCTTGGAGAAGGGTTGGCCCTTCAGAGGTATGATAAGATCAAGTATCCCAAGTTCTTTGAGCTTTGGAGAAAGCAGGAAGAGTTTCATTGGATGCCCGAAGAAATTTCCTTAGCGAAAGATCGCTCTGATTATGAAAATTTGACTGATACTGAGAAGTTCATTTTTAATAGCAACCTTCGCTGGCAAACTATGACGGATAGTATGCTGTCTCGTTCAATTCATCAGGTTGGTAAATATGTGACAAATCCAGAACTTGAAATTTGCATGGGAACATGGGCTCGCTTTGAAAATGTTCATAGCTACTCTTATACATGGATTCTTCAGAACATCACAAAAGACCCAGGAAAGTTTTTCGATTCAATTCTTGAAGATGAAGAAATTGTTTCGCGGGCAAAAGAAATTAAAAAAAGCTATGACGCTATTCTTGGCGAGCCAGAAGATATTAAGCAAAAAATCTTTGACGCCGTTTTGTCCACGCAAATTACAGAAGGTTTGGCGTTCTACATTTCTTTCGCTTGTTCTCTTTTCTTTGGACATAAAGGGAAGATGAAAGGTAATGCTGATATTATTTCTCTAATCCAGCGTGATGAAAATCTTCATGTGTCGATTACTCAAAATATCTTTAAAAATTGGAAAGAAAATTCCGAAGAAGGTTTCCAAGGAGTTCTGAAGGATAATGAGCAAAGAATCTACGACACTTACGGACTTGCAGTAGAAAATGAGAAGAAATGGCTTAAATATCTCTTCTCTAAAGGTTCTCTTCTTGGTTTGAACGCTGAAGTTGGAGCGGGACATGTTGAGTGGCTCGCTAATAACCGCCTTCAATCTTTAGGATACAAAAAAATCTTTGATCAAAAGACAAGTCCTATTGCTGGATGGTTGGACGGTTTCATGGATAGCTCTAAAAGACAAGTTGCCCCGCAAGAGTCTGAAATTATTTCTTATAAAATTGGGGCGCGAAATACTGAAATTAAGGAAGGTGAATTTAGCGGGTTCACTCTCTAACAACAACTTTTCTCGGAGCGCCTCTTTTTAACGCGCAATTCTTCGGGATTTTTAAAACAAGTCCAAGACAGGAACAAATAAACAAAACCCCTGAAACGGCGAATCCCCTCTTAGGTTAACGGTTGCAAACGTTCTAGGAGGGGATTTTTGTTGACAAGATAAAGTCTTATGCTAGTGTAGTAACATGACTATCACCAAATCTCTCGTCGAAAAAATCCAAATAACAAATGCCGCCCAAAATATCTACTCTATAAGCGCCTTCTTTGAGGATTTCGGCAAAAATCAGGGGAAAGTGACCATCGAATGTGACGGCGATGCTTGGTCATATTTTTGGAGCGCAATAGCACGAAGCTCTATCAAAGAGTTCTTTCTTGAAGCTGGAACAGATTATCTAGTTGGGAAGTTCCACAGGGGAATTAGAAGCACAATTACTGACGATTCTCAAGAAAGTCTCCAGCAGGCGGCAAAACAATTTATTTTGGCCGCAAGAAAAAATGGCGAAATCTCCAAAAAAGAAGCTCTTTTTAAATGGATGGACGTGAGTAACATTGATGATCGTGGAGTAGATGTGAATGCAGATGAGTTGTACAAAATCTTTGGAGACGAATGGTACTACCAGTTACCGCAAAAACCAAACCCAGAATACAACCACTTATTCAAAATAATCGAATCAATCAAGGCGGCGATTCAAATTTAACAGATTTTTTTCCATATCTCCGTTAATATAGGAGATATGGAACCATTGAGAAGAAAAAGAAAAGGAAAAGTTTGAAACTATTTTTAAACTTCGAGACATTAATATTTAAAATTATGCTAAGTATCTTTACTCCCTTATTTAATGTTATTTCTCACGATATTCGCGGATGGCAAAAGTCATTAACAAATTCCGCTATTTTTGGTGATGAGCTTGTAGTGGCGATTAATACATCTACTGATAATACGATTGAAGAGGTTGAAAAAGTTTTAGCCCCATATAAAAATTGCAAAATAATTCACACAAGTTTTCCTAAAGCGGCTCCAATGGATGGACAAATTAAAAACGCAGCCCAACAGGCGTGCTCTCATGAATTTCAAATGCTTGTAGATGGTGATGAATACATTCAAAAATGGATGAGGCCAATCTTAGACAATTACTTGTTTCAGTTTAAATTTTCGCCTGCTAGATGTCTAGCGATTCCATCTGTTGATCTTTTTAGAGACGAAGGTCACTATAAAGCCTGCAATTTGAAAGGTAATATTACAAAAAAAGGCGTTTATCGCGGAATCTCTAATCAGGCACGAAATCCTGACGGAACAGCCAATACTCAAATTTCTGATGGCACTGAAGTAATTGATGAAAATGGAGATATGGTTTTTTCCATTGGAATGCCAAATAATATGCAAGATTTGGAAGCGGGCAACGTACCGTATTTGATCCACGAAGGCTACCTTCATCTTGACTCTCGTTTAAATAGGGGGGCCGCTTTTTGGAATGAACACTGGCTCACTACAGGAGGAGGTCGAAAACCCGCCCATGTCCTGCATGATTCTCTCGACTCCTTTGACCACTACGAATACAAACCCCATAACCTAAGATTATCATGATTGATACCTACACAGTAGCAGAGCGCCTTTATACCGCCTATTGCCAATCGGTAGGAGGCAGAGCTTATAATGGCGACCCTCTCCCCATTTGGAAAGATTTCCACGACGACCCAACCAAAGAAAAACAAGTAAAAGGCTGGTTGGATGCTGCTGATGCGGCGATAGATTTGCTGGCATGAAAATCTCCTCTTCGCCAGACTCAATGGGCCTCGGGGATGTGCTCCTCCTGTCATCAGTGGCAAAATTCGCGCCCAAAAAATTCACTGTTCAGCTTCTCAAGGAGCAAGAAAGATTCTCCGTTTTGTTTGAAGGATTAGCGGATGTAGAAATCTGCGAGCGAAAAGATTTGCAACCACTGAATGATTATGGTAGCGGGCACTACGCAAGACGCAAGCTGCGAGGAATTATTGGTTACAGCGCAGAGTTTGCAGACATTAGGCCATTATGTTTATACTCTGACGAAAGCTCAGAAATTTGGGCTGCAAATTACCTTCGGGATAAACCTAATCCTGTTTTAGTGTGCCCTTTTGTCTCAAAGAAATGGAGCGAAGTCCGAGACTTACCTTTTGACATTGTTCAAGAAATTCTTTCTGGCGCGAAATTAAAAAATCAAACGCCTATTATTATCCAGAACAACGAGCAAAAATGGGATTGCGCGACTTTAAATGATTTAGAGCTACCAAAGCTCATTTGTCTTATGCGGCAAGCAGGAAGGGTATCCACAGCGAACACAGGGTTATATCATTTGGCTGTTGCCCTTGGATGTTTGGTGGAATGCTACCAACCTGAAGATGGGCCGCTATTCGATAGCTCTGAATGGACTTATGACCACGCAACAATTAAACACTACACATGGACCAAATAATCCTTCAAATCGGCTGCAACGACTGCCAAGATCAAGTAAAAGACTACGTTCTTAAAAACGCAGAAAACATCAACAAATTTATTGTAATTGACGCTCTACCAAAAGCCATTGAAGCGGCCAAAACAGTTTACTCTTCTTTAGGGCCAAAATTAATTCCAGTTGTTTCGGCGGTTGGAATTTGTTCGGGCGTCGTTCCTTTTTACTTTCCAGAAGATGAAAGCGGTTCGGTTCATGCCTCGGCAAGTTTAGAGCATGTTTTCCAGCATCGTCATCAAAAGGTGAAGGCTTTTTATTCGCCGTTGGTAGATATTAATAGTCTATTTAACTCTTTGGGCCTTCAAAAAATTGACCGCCTTTATATTGACATGGAGGGTTGGGATGTGGATGTGTTGCTAGCACTGGATTTTAATGGGCGCGAAATCCCTTTTATTGAGGTGACGAAAAGAAAACCTCTTCCTTTAGGTAGAGGATGAATTTTCGCATTATTTAAAGAATAACGATAGTTTTTTCTAAATTAAGTGTAATACTCTTTGATGACGCATCGCGCATACAAATTCCGAATCTATCCGTCGCCCGAACAGGAAACTGTTCTGCGTAAGACAATTGGATCGTGCAGATTTGTGTATAATTGGGCGCTCGCCCAAAAGCGTGAGGCTTGGGTAACGCAAAAGAAAAGTGTTTCGTATAACGCCACGTCAAAAGGTTTGACGGAACTAAAAGAAACGCCCGAACGTGAGTGGCTCAATGAAGTGTCTAGTGTTTGCCTACAACAATCGTTAAGAAATTTAGACGTTGCGTTCGTCAACTTTTTCAAGAAACGTGGCGGTTATCCATCGTTTAAGAGTCGCAAAAACGGTGGGTCGGCCCGATTTTTAGACAACGCCTTCCGAATTGAGGGCGACAATCTTTTTCTTGCGAAAATCAAAACGCCCCTCAAAGTTGTTTGGTCGCGCAAGCTTTCTGGTGAGCCTAGTCAATGCGTTGTTTCGCAAAACGCTGCGGGTCAATGGTTTGCGAGTTTTCTTTGCGACGAAGAAATCGCGAAACTTCCTTATTCCAACAAAAAGATTGGCGTTGACTTAGGAATTGAAACTTTTGCGTCAACCAGCGATGGTCAAAAGTTTGGACAGCCCAAGCGCATTCGTAAGTTGCGCAAAAAGCTAGCACGCTTGCAAAAGCTGCATTCTCGCAAGCAAAAAGGTTCCAAGAACCGTGAAAAGGCTCGCGTTAAAGCGGCACGCCTTCACCAACACATTGCTGACACGCGAAAAGATTTTCTCCACAAGCTATCCACTAAGCTCATTCGTGAAAACCAAACGATTGCGCTAGAGGACTTGGCCGTTAAAAACATGGTTAAGAACCGCAAACTTTCTCGCTGTATCAGCGAGCAGGGTTGGCGTGACTTCCGAACTATGCTCGAATACAAGGCTAAGTGGAGTGGGCGCGAACTGCTAATCGTTGACCGATTCTGGCCAACGAGCAAAACGTGCTCATGTTGTGGAAGAAAAAAGAATCTTTCGCTTGACATGCGGAAGTGGACATGCGAATGTGGGGCTACACATGACCGAGACATCAACGCCGCCAAGAATATCCTCGCCGCTGGACAAGCGGTGCCATTTGCCTGTGGAGCAGACGAAAGACCAGCGAAGAACTACGTTCTTCGGGGCAGTCCGCAACGAAGCAGGAAATCCTCTCAGCGATGAGAGAATCCCCGTCGTTTACGGCGGGGAGTATGTCAATGAATACGAGTACACTCATTCAGACGATACTTTCTCTGTTGGCGAAAAACACAAGAGACTAACAGAAAAACTCTACTCGCTCGGATATTCTTTGTCTAGAAGCGGCGAATACAACATTTTGGCACAAAAAGTATGATTAAAATCTCCGTTGATGAGGGTTACGCCTTAGACATGTTAGCTATTTCCCTAGTAAAGAGCCGCAAAAAACCTAGCGAACAAAGCTACCAAAACTACTTCGACCTTGCTAACGAAATCAAAGATCAAATAACACTCGAAAAGTTTTCAGACGTTATCGACTCAAATGAGTTTGACGAGCTGGTGGAAACAAACGAGAAAATATTTGAAGCAGTGGACATGGCCAAAACTGACGAAATTCCAGCCTCGGCAGTTGATTATTTGAACTACAAACGCTACTTGGCTAAGAAAAAAATCCAAGAAAAATTCTTCAACGGCGAATTAAAAGAGCAAAAGATTGGGTATTAAAACCTAACACTCTTAAAGATTTAGTGTAATAATCATAGAGATACAATACGCTCTATGCAAATTTACAGAATCTTAAACAAAGTTAATAATAAATCTTATATAGGAAGCACCGAAGCCTCTTTTGAGGAGAGGTATAGACATGGAAAGTGGTGGAAATGGACACATGGCCTTCATTTGAAATCCGCTGTTAAAAAATATGGCCTTGAAAATTTTGAAAAAACCATTCTTTGGGAAGGAGAGGTTTCAAAGAAAGAGTTAATTGAAAAAGAAAAATTATTCATACTTGAGCATAATAGCATGATGCCAAATGGGTATAATCTGATCTTTGGTGGTAAAAGCACCAAACTTCCGACGCACGTAAAAACATATGATTTAATAGATAAAAGCGGCAACGAAATTAAAGTTAAGAACTTGAGTCAATTTTGTAGAGATAGAGGATTAAATTATGGAGCAATGTTAAACATGGTTTCTGGAATAAATCAATCATCTCAGGGGTTTGCTCTAAAAGGAACTGATGTATCAAAAATCAGTTTTGTTGAAAAGTATGTAAAATTAGACAATATCTTCACAAATGAATCTGTAATTCTCGATAGGAATTCAGATGAATTTAATCTCTTTCTTGAAAAAGAGGGTATAAGCAGACAGGTGGTAAATACCATAATGAGAAAGGATGTGATCTCAAAAACAGGTTGGAAAAGATTTGGTTCAGCACTTTCCATTGAGGATTATAATGGGCCGAAACATAAAGCCACTCTTTACCATGAAGACGGAAGAGTAATATTTGTGGATAATGTATATAAATTCTGTCAAGAAAATGGATTTTATAGAAGTAGTCTTTATTCCCTTATAAGTGGTAAAGCTTTAGTATTTAATGGATGGTCCCTAAGCCCAAATAAAGACCTTTTAAGGAAATCTCATTTAGAAAGACTCGGCAAACGCATTAATCTAATCTCTCCAGACGGGGAAAGAATTAAAATTAAAAATATTTCTCAGTTTTGCAGGCAAAATAAATTTGTTTTAGGGAGATTCTATCATTGGATAAGAAAACAACATAAGGAGAATTTTTACGGATGGGTTTTGGACAAAGATGTTAATATCTGATATGTCTAAAAGCGTTCTAATTTCTGGAATTAATGGTCAACTAGGTCAACATCTTGCTCAGTTCTTTCAGGAAAACTATCCTGATTTTAAAATCATTGGAACGGTCAGGCAAAAAAGTTACGACAAGCAACCTAAAATCTATGACGAATCTAAGGTTGAAGTTGAAATTCTTGATCTTGCTGATAGTGCATCAATCGAAACGGTTATAGCGAAATATTTACCAGATTATATTTTTAACACTGCTGCGTTAGCGTATGTCGCTGAAAGTTGGAAAAGCCCCCTAGCCTATGCACTTTATGACGGAGTAGCCGTCGTGCATTTTCTTGAGGCTGTAAGGAAATATGTCCCGAATGCCCGATTCGTTAATCTTGGAACAAGTGAAGAGTTAGGATGCACTTTTGAGGATTCTCCTAATGGCTCTCAAGACGAGGATACAAAAATCTCTCCAAAATCACCCTACGCCGCCGCAAAAAGCTATGCTCGTTACATGGTGGACATTTACCGTAATAGTTATAATCTCTATGTCGTCCAACCATGGACATTTAACTTTGAATCAAAACTTCGCGGCGAAAAATACGTTACACGCAAAATTACAAAAGGAGTAGGAAGAATTGTTCGCGCCATTCAAAATAAAGAGCCGTTCTCCCCGATTGAACTTGGGAATTTAAACTCATCAAGATCATGGCAACATGCAAAAGACGTAGCAGAAGGTCTTTGGCTTATTGCGAATCAAAAGGGAGAACCCAAGGATTGGAAGCCTTATGTGTTATCTGAGAATGCCACGCATACAATTCGAGAGTTTGTAGAAAAAGCTTTCGCCGCTGTTGGAGTTTCTGGCTCTTGGGTTGGAGAAGGCTTAGAGGAAAAATACATTGTTGACAATTATACCAATGAAATCGGCGGAATCAAATCTCAGATTTTAGTGTCTGTAAATCCAGAGTTCTTCAGGCTCCATGACGTGGACTTCTTATTCGGCTCGTCAAATAAAATTCGCCGCGAACTCGGATGGACTCCGAAAAAGACCTTTGAAGATTTATTGGCCGAAATGGTCGATTGGGACGTAAATAATTCTTGACTTGTTCTTTTGTTATGTCAAAGTAAGGCATGACTATAGAAAAACAAAACATCGCCATTTACAAACTACTTGGCTACAAACCCGTAAAAGCATGGCGTTTTTACACCGACAAAGAAAGACAAAACGGCTACTTATCTTTAAGATCAAAAGATGAAGCGATGCAAAGAATCGCTATCGACAAAATTAATTGGCCATATACTGAGTATCCACAGGATTATGAATTTTCAGAACCAGAAGAATATGAAGACTGGAGCTGCTGCCCTCACATAGACATTGACATGCTTAATGTCATAGAAAAACAAATTATTGAAAGCGGCGAAAGCTCATTCTACTGGTTTTTTCTAAGGCAAATTTTAGATTTTTCAGACACGGAATCTGATTGGACTTGTAATGATTTTATTAAAGCTGCTGCGGCGAAAATAAGCGTCCGTAAAGAGGCTATTCTAAAAACATTTAAACTTTGGGAAGACTAATATGGCCGTTTTATCATTTTTATTATCCTTTATTCCATTGTATTATGTGATTGCGATTACCAAATTCTCAATCAAGAGCAGAGATTATATTTGGGTGCTTGCAGTCCTTTATCTAGGAGGAATCGGCTGTGTGCTTTTTATCATGCCAATTTTAATGTGGCTCAAAATTATTCCGTTTTACGACGCGCCCTAATATAACACAACTTATAACACAACTTATGACCCGACAACAATTTGAAGAAAAATGGTATCTAAAAACCGTAAAACCAACAGGCCACTACGAAATCCCCGATAAAGAGTATTTCGTGACATGTTCTATTTTGCAGCCTCATGGAGCAAAGTTTGCCATCATGGCAACAGATTACACCCTTGAAAACAAGCATTACATTACCTTTGATTTAGCTCAAGAGGAGATAGAAGAACTAGAAAATCGTTTCCAAATTCTTGGAGATTATAAGAATATCGAATCGGAATCCATTCAAGAAATTATTAGTTCAGAGTTTGTAGATGGAGAATGGTTGACAATTTTTAATGTTCATAGGTTCCCAGAATACTTACCAGAAGGAGAAGAAGTTAGTTTTGAAATGTCGTCAAAAACTTTAGGACAAATGAAAGTCGGCCAAAGAAGTTACTTGTTTTTGTTTCGCTCTACCAATGGAGGGCTTAAACCAATGGCTTTTGACTGTGAAAATCGTAAACATGAAACCAATGAAGAATTATTTCTAAATATGGCTGAAGTGCGAAACTGGATTAATATTGGGATGTATCATTTTTTCGATAGGCCAGTTTTTGCCTGAACATAATATGGCCCGCCCTAAAAAAATCAAAACCCCAAAACCGCCGCCGATCAACAAAACAAAGTTGCTCGAACGACTTGTTGAGAAACCATCTCAAAACATCCGAGAATGGAGTATGCGCGAGTTCACTATGCTAAAGAGACTTGAAGAAAAGTTCTCGCTAGAGTTCTTGAATACCGTTGATTTTGGAAAGAAGTTGCCTAGTTTGGCCGTACTGTCTAGTGAGTGGGGCGAAACAGAATTGGCCCGCAAGTTTTATGCCTTTAATTACCAACCAAAAATTCCAGAAACCATTGAACTATCGCCAGAAAAATTCGGCGAAGATGTTAAAGTGGAGAGGAAATTGTCGCTGAGGGAACTAATATGAGAACATTTTTCGACAAACCCATCAGACAAGACACAACTGAACTTTTTTACCCTCATAAAATAACGGTTGAAGAATTTGTATCAAGGATTCTTAATGGCGGCGAAGATTTTGCCAAGAATATAAATAAAATACAGAGGATAGAAAAACAACAATACCCAGAATATTGGATGGAAACCTTTTGCGCGTGGAGCGAAATAGAACAAAGGTAATATGATCCAAGTAGCCTATAACAAAAACAATTCAGTTGAATCTCCTGTATCAATTAGATGCTATCTTGATTATGCTCTTAATGGCGTAACCGATGTATCTGACTATGATTCAAGTCGCGCAAACTTAGATAGCGGTAATTATCTTGATCTTTTAAAATTAATTACAGAAAAACTTTGCGCCGCAAATATGATTTCTGAACAAGAGCTTCTTAATACCCTTGGTAAAAGCGGCTCATGGGATAATCCTTACTTCAAAGCAGAATAACACTAAAACACATGGCCACAATCAAACGCACCCTTCCACCGAAAGAAGATAAAAAACAAACATCTTCCGACATTCTCAAGTCTTTAATGCAAGATAAAAATTACTCGGGCGACATTTATAACTCAATTATTCCATTAGGAACGCCAATTTCTAGTGGGTCAATTATTCTTGATTCGGTTGTCAAAATCCGTTCTGGTCAAGTTATTCGCCTTGTAGGAAAAGGGGCGGAGCAGGGTAAGACCAGTTTATCCTTTGTTTTGGCAGAAAACTACATGAAAGCGATGCCAAAATCCAAGACGATTTTTGTCAAAGCAGAGGGGCGGCTCTCTAAAGAAATGAAGCATAGAGTTGGGCTTAATTTTGTAGATTCTCCTGATGAATGGACTGAAGGAACCGTGTTCGTTCTTTCTTGTAATGTATTTGAAACAGTAGCAAAAATTATTGTAGATACACTAAAATCAGGATATGAGTGCGGCGAAAATATTTGCATTATTATTGATTCTTTGGATGGACTTATTCTCAAGAAAGATTTAGAAAAACATATGGATGGAGAAGTAAAGGTAGCTGGCGTTCCAAAGCTTACAAAAGAATTGTTCCGCCATTTAGCACTTCCAATTGCTCATTATGACGCTCTTCTTATTGTCACGGGGCAATACGCCGCTGAAATCAAGATTGATCCATATGCGCCAAATGTTCCTCGCCAAGCTAGTAGCAGTGGTGGATCATCTATTGGACACCAGTCGGATTATGTTTTTGAGTTTCAACCTAGGTATAATGGAGATTATATCCTTGAAAAGCCAAAGGAACAGCCAGATCAATTTAAAAACAAAATCAAAGGCTTATGGGTGAAGCTTGCGATTAAAAAATCAGCAAACGATGTCTCTGGAATTACAGTAAAATACCCAATTCAAAAAGGCAAAACTGGCAATTGTATCTGGAAGTCCCTTGAGGTTTGCGATATGATGATCGCTTACGAAATGGTTGAAAAATCAGGCTCATGGTTTAAGTTTCCAGACGACATTAGAGAAAAGGCTCAATCGGCTGGACTAACACTACAAGAGAAGATTCAAGGTTACGATAACCTTCTTGAATATCTTCAGCAGCCAGAAAATGAAAGCGTGCTTGATTTTTTTACGAACGAGATTGTAGAGATTATTTCCTAAATGACTTTCCTTGACGCAAAAGGCCGCAAAAAAACAGTTAAAAAAACCTCCAAGTATCTAATCGACTGGGAGGGCAAAAGTTTATCTAAATTTCAAAAGGCCGTGAAGGATTTTCTTTTTGATTACTGGAAAGCCGATTTTGTGTTCGAGGAGTTTCCTGTAGTGGGAACAAGAAGTCGATTCGATATTTATAACGCAACTAAGAGAGTTGTAATTGAGGCGATGGGGGGCCAACATGCAAAATACAATGATTTTTTTCATCGCGGCAGTAAAATGAATTTTCTTAGTCAAGTTAAACGCGACCTAGAAAAGATTGAATTCTGCGAAAGAAATGGAATAGTGCTTGTTGAATTTACCGAGAAAGAGTTTTATAAAAAGACTCGCGCCGAAATAGAACAACTTTTTCTTTCCCAAGGTGTTGAATTGTAGGTAATGTTTTGGACATTTGGGCGTAATATCTTAGCTATGCCATTCCAAATCCCCGAAACTTTCCTACAGAAAATCTACGAACTCACAGGTAAAAAGGACTCATACAAAGGTTTTGTTCTTTTTTACTTTGACAGTGAAGGAAATGCGCGTTCATTAGTGCCGCGAGAAATTGATTCTGCAACAATGATGGGCTTGAGAAAAACTGTCGAAACTTGGTGCGAAAAAATGAACGAGCGAGACATAATGGGAAATATGGAAGAAATGAACGAGGAATAAAAATGCTTTACGATACAACACTACAACAAAATTTAATCACGGCGCTTTTAAAAAAACCGTCTGAGTGGCTTTCGATCAATTCGTTCTTCTGTGAGAGTGATATTTATGATGATGATATGCCAGATTCTACAATCATTTCGATAATTAGAAGAAGTGTCGAAAGTGGCGAAGAAATTAATGGAAACATAGTTGCTCAAAGAATTGAGCAACTAAACTTAAATCATAAAGGCGATCTTCCAATTTCAAGATACGTCTTGGGTCTGTCCAAAAGAGGATCAGAAGATGGGGCCGCGTTTAAAATTGCCCGAGAGCTGAAAAAGCTCAGCGTCAGAAGAGAGTTGGCCAAGACGGGGCAAGAGTTAAGCAAGGCTATGGAGAAGATCGACCCTTCTTCGTCGTTCATTGATATTATTCAAACTGCTGATGGTATTTATAATAAAAAGATCAACCATTTTGAACTTGATAGCGACCTTCCAGTAAATATCTACGATGACATTGAAGAAGTTATCGAGAACATGGGGAAGGAACAAAAAGAAGAAATCTTTGGGCGGTTTGAAATTTTAAATCGCATTTACGGAAGTCTCCATGAACCAGGGAACGTAACAACTATTGTTGCAAGGTCCGCTGCTGGCAAAACAACCTTAGCCTTAGACGAATGCTGCTTTGTTGGCGACAAATATAAGATTCCAGTTCTACATCTTGATAATGGAGAAATGTCAAAAGAAGAGCTTCAACTTCGGCGCATTTCGGCGCTCTCTGGAGTCTCCCATTACTTAATTAAAAAAGGCAAATGGAGAAACAACCCAGAAACATGCAAAAAAGTAAGAGACGCTATCCAAAAAATCAAAGAGAACTACAGCAAGTTCATCTACTACAGCGTTGCTGGAATGGGTGTTGATGATATTATTGATATTGCACGTAGGTATTACTACAATGAAGTTGGTAGAGGCAATAAGATGATCATCTCTTTTGACTATATCAAACCACCAGATTCGGCGGGATCAAATTCCCCTGAGTGGCAAGTTCTTGGAGACTTGGTGAATAGGCTCAAAAGATTTATCCAGAAAGAGATTGTTTTTGACGGCAAACCCATGATTAGTATTTTTACTTCGGCGCAGGCAAATCGCTCTGGCGTAACAACCAATAAGAAGGCTAATCAAATTGTTGACGACGAAAGCATCATCTCTGGGGCCGATAGAATTATTCATTATAGTTCTCACGCATTCATTCTTCGCAAGAAGGTTATGGAAGAAATTATGAACGAAGGCCCGCAATTCGGCACTCATAAATTAATTAGAATTAAAGCCCGCCACCTTGGAGAAGATGTAGCTGGAGACTTGGAATACGTGAAATTCGGAGATGAGTTAGTTCAAAACTTTATTAACCTCGATTTTTCTAATTTTTCAGTTGAAGAGCGGGGCGACTTACGCGATATTGTAAAAGCCAAATCAACAAACCCAAAACTTCAAACATCAGACCATGACGAACCACCGCCCTTTTAAATTTCGTTTTTACGACAAAGAATATTCTCAATGGAGAGAACTGCCAGATTTGATTGGTACTTATCAAGTTGTTTCATTTAGAACTTATGGAGACCCATTTGGGATTCGGCATTTTTTATGCTCGGAGGCTCAAGCGAAAATTATAAGCGGCGATTTAATCATTCAACAATTCACGGGTTTAACCGACAAAACTGGTCGCGAAATCTATGAGGGTGACATTATAAAATGGGATAAAAGAGCATTGACTAAAACTGGAAACTCAATAAGTTTCGAGTCTGGAGCCTTCGTTATTGATGGAGTGGGTACGCTATTTGAATATACTACATTGACAAATCCAAACATGGTTGACGGTTATGTTGTAATCGGAAATGTTTTTGAAAACCCAGAACTTTTAAGCTAAAAAAACACAAAAACATGAACAGAACAATCAAATTCCGCGTCTTCTCCAAGAAAGAAGATAAATACCTTGAAACCCGCAACGGCCTTTCTTTTTCTTACTGCGAATCTTTTTTCGCTCCAGATGAAGAAAAACGGTATGAAAACCTAACAATTGAAAAATTTATTCGGCTCATTCATCCAGATAAACCAAGCGACTATGTGGTGCAACAGTTCACTGGACTTCTAGATAAAAAAGATACTGAAGTTTACGAGGGAGACATTGTTCTAAGCAGAAACAACAAACAGCCACTAGAGGTTTTGTTCTGTAAAGGTGGGTGGATTCTTCTATCGGGCAGTTCTCAAGAAGATTTATATAGCGGCGTTTCAACAGATTTTTTTGATATGAAATATTCGTTGCGCAAAAACAGTTTAGAGGTAATTGGAAACATTTGCGAAACCCCTAACCTGCTTCGACCATATGCTTAGACAAATCAAAACCTACAAATGCATCTGCGATAATTGCGGGTACGAAGCAGAGCACCAAACGGACGGCTCAAGTAAATTCCCCCTTTATTGGGGCAGCGCAAAACTAACAGAGCACAAGGAAACTCGTCTTCAAGCTTTTACCCATGATTTATGCCCAGAATGTGTCCTTCAAATCGCAGCAAAGAATGAAAAGTTTCTCCAAAAATACTACGACCTCAAACAATTTTGAGTTTGAAGCTGGTAGAGTTCGGGAGATTTTACTAGATTTAGGATATGGGCCGCTTCAAGATTGCGGCCAATTTTTTAGAACAAAGGCAGTTTATAGGGGCGGCGATAACCCTACTAGCCTTCAAGTTTATAAGAACAATGGATATTGCATTGACTATGCGGCCAACGAAAAATTCTCATTCGGCCAACTACTCAAGCACCACATTTCCGACTCAAAAAAGATCAAAGAAATACTAAACGGCAAAAACATACAAGCGCCCGTTAAAATTAAAAAACAACTTGAAATGCCACGAATTTACGAAAAAGACTGTTTAACCCGATTAGCGCCGAACTATTTTTTCTATACGCGCAAGAATATTTCGCCCGCTACAATGAAGAAATATCAGGCTGGCTTCGCTATGTCGGGCCAGATGTATAACCGAACAGTGTTTCCAATCTTTGATGAGAGCGAAGATTTAATTGGTTTTTCGGGCCGCGCAACAAATTGGACAGAAGAATCCACTTTTGCTAAGTGGAAACACATTGGCAAAAAGCAGGGCTGGATTTATCCATTTTACCTTCCAAATTTGCCAGAATGTCGAGAAAAAATCGACCTACTGGGAGAAATCACGGTAGTTGAGAGCATTGGAGACTCTTTAGCTTTAACGGAACATGGATGCGAAAATCACTTGGTAAACTTTGGACTAGGCTGTTCCGCTGAAATGCTTGCCTTTCTTCTTGAGAAAAATCCAAAGAAAATCATAATCTCCACCAACAACGACTCAACCAAGGAAGACACAAAAGATGGAAACAGAGGAAAAATCGCCGCCATTAAAACAATGGCGAAACTTTCTAGTGTTTTTTCTCTTGACAGGTTAGCAATTAGGTTGCCCATTCTTAATGACGTTTCCGAGATGCACGAAAGTGGCATTGACGTTTTAAAGTGGAATCGCAGCGGAGAATTTTTGCCGCCCAAAGAAATTTATGAATACACCCAAAAGAACAAACCCCACTTCTCAAAAGATGGACTTGAGAAATTTTTAAAGAAACTGTAATGCCATTAACTGTCACTCAATCAGCAAGCAAAGATAAAACCGCAATAGGTTGTAGTTGGAAGTATTGGTCTTCGTACTTACTTCATATTCCAAGTAGAGGAAATAGTGGCTCAAAAGTCGGTGGGATTGTCCACATTATTCTTGAATGTCTTGCAATAGACAGACGAAAGAGCGTTGTAAAAAAAATACTGAAGCGCCGCGATATTTTTGCTTGCCAAGGAATCAAACACTTAACTTATAAGTGGCTGCTCAAACTGGAAATTGACACGCCAGAGAACGTTCAAAAGATTAAGGACTTTACTCTTAATGGGTTGTCTTATGACTTTTATGGAACGCTTCGTGGTGATCCTACTCATGTTTTTACTGAGAAAGAATTTTTATTTGAGGAGCTAGATAGATACAGGATCAAAGGTTTTATTGACCGACTGTTTCTTTATAAGGATGGCCACGCTTTAATTCGCGACTACAAAACTTCAAAAGAATGCTATCGTGGCGAAGATGTTTCCGATCCATTGCAGGCCAATTTCTATGCTAAGGCCGTGAGAAAAATGTCTGATGCTGGGATTATTCCACCCGTTAAGACTATCTCTTGTGAGTTTCTTTTCTTGAAATTTGACTGCTCTTTAGAGTCGGAATGGCTAGCTGGAGAATACCGTGGTAAGGCTACCAAAAAACAAGTCCACAATGGCGGCGGACGAATCACTGTTGTATTCACAGAAGAGGACGTTAAAGGCTTTGATTACGAGCTAGAAGACTACCAGCAATACTTGGAGTCGTTTGATGAAAAAGCGGCTAAAGAAAACTTCGCCGCTGATCAAGGAATGCCTACAGATGATTCTTTTTCGTGCGCCTTGCTCTGTGGAAGAGCAACATATCCAGGGCAACTTAAAAAAGATGGATCGTTGATGTTTGCCTGCGAAGCGAAGTTCGCCTTCCCCTACTACTACATTGAAAAAGACAACAACTGGGTCGCGTCTTGCTTTATTGATGAACGAGAAAAATTCTTGACAAAGTATCCAATTGAGCTATTTTCATGGACAGAAAAATTTTATGGGGGTTGTCCTGCCTTCCAAAGACGAAATTAACATGATTCCACTCTTCAAATCCACCTATTCCCGCAAAAGTATTCTTACTCTTGAGAAACCAGCGCCACCAAACAGTGGCCCCGATTCAATTTTCTCTATCGCCAAGGACCACAACCTAAAACAAATCGTCCTAGTAGAAGACGAGTTCACAGGTTTTAAAACGGCACTTGACCGTTCAAAAGAGCTTGGCATTCAACTAATTTTTGGCATTCGGTTCAACGTTTGTAACGATAGAATGGCGGAAGACAAAAAAACTTCGGCCCATAAATTAATCGTATTCGCTAAAAACGACAACGGCGCGAAACTTTTAATGAAGCTCTATTCGCTGGCTTTTACAGAGTCGGAAGGTTTCTTGGATTGCGACACTTTAAAAGAAAAATGGTCGGCGGATTTATCTTTAGCCGTGCCATTTTATGATTCTTTCACGCATCGAAATTCTTTTTATTTTCAAACTTGTGTTCCTGATTTAAGTTTTGCAACGCCGACTCTTTTCTTGGAGAGCAACAGCTTACCTTTTGACGAAAATCTCCGCGCCAAAACATTAAAATTGGCCGCGCAAAATAATTGGCCGACTCAAGAGGCCAAGACAATTTATTATCGAAATAAGGGTGATTACGACTCGTATGTAACGTATCGCATAGTAACTGGTCGAATCGGCGGAAAAAACCAAACATTGGACAAACCTGAATTGGAGGATATGTCGAGCGATGAATTCAGTTGGGAGAGCCTTATGGAAAATTCAAATTTTTGAATATGGGATGTGGTTTCCATGCACCGACGTAGCAGATAACTTGGAAGATGCGATAAATTTAGCAAAAAGTTTATGTTCTTTCCTTGACGATGGAAACAATGTGCGTATCTTATGTCCTAACGGAAAAATTTTATGACAACAGACGAACTCCTTAATCTCCCCTATGAAATCGAATACTTCATCGCCCGCAAAGAAACCACTGGTAAGGAATACGAGTTTTCCGACTACTGGCGAGCAAAAATTCACTGCGATTTCTACAACGAAGACGAAGAAAACTGGCAACTCTATGCAAAAATCAAAAACACCCCGACAACGCTTCCTAGAAAAACTTAAAAGGGGCGATAAAATTTGGATCGTGCCAGTTAAGTTTTATTCCAACGCTCATGAACTAACGTGGCAGGAAACATTCGACGGCTGGTTTGACTTTAATGGTCCGAATGGAAAACACTGTCTTTTAACATGTTCTTACGATGGGGCAATTCAATTTCCAACCGCGCATATTTTTCCAACAAAGAAAGCGGCAAAACTTTTTGCGGCCCCTTTAAAAATAGACGTAATCGACAGAAGATTAAAGCAAATTGAAAAAGAAAGAATTTCCCTATGCAAAGAATGGGATAAACTAGAAGACCTTCTTAGAAAACAATGACCGACCAACTACTACGCTTTAAAAACTACCAAAAATTCCTTATAAAGGTATAGATTATTCGTCTCCATCTGCATAGTATAATTACTATGCAAAGCGTCCTCTTAGAAGATCTAAAAAATAATTACGGTTCCGTTCCAATAGAATATTTCTGTGAAAAATACCAGAAAACCAAAAATCAAATTTATCAGGCGGCAAGCGCTAACGGTTTCTCTAGGAACCAAAAAATTACAGAGCAACAAGAATCTACAGTGGTAAAGCTATACTTTGAAGAAAAAAAGACCATTAAACAGATTCGTAAAGAAATATCTATTGGGCGATCTTCAATAGGTAAAATTCTTGCAAAACACGGAGGCGGAAGGTCAAATACCGAAATGAAAATCGACAAACTTGATTTAGATGCAACCTATTTCAAGGAAATAAATACGCCAGAAAAAGCATATTGGCTGGGCTTTATCGCGGCAGACGGAAATGTTTACAGAAATAGACTTCAAATAGGATTGGCTGAAAAAGATAGGTGTCATCTTATTTTATTTGCAAAGGCTGTATGCTATAGCGGAAAAATACATGAGGATAAAACTGGGCCAAAGCTAATTATAGCGAGAAAAGAAATTTTTAATGATTTGAACTCCCTTGGGATTCTTCCTAATAAATCTTTAAATTTAAATGCGTCTATTTTTGATAAAGTTCCCACTAACTTTTTGAGCGCATTTATGCATGGGTATTTTGATGGAGATGGAGGTTTTAGTAAAAGAGGGAAAGGTGGACATTTCACTCTGCTTGGGAATCTCAGTTTTCTAAACAAGTACAGGGAAATTTTGGTCGAAGCGGGATTGAAAGTTTCAAATCCACGTCTTGACAAAAGGACAAAACAGACTTATTATATCTCCATGTGGCTTTCGCCAACAAATAATCAAGATTTTATAAACTTTTTCTATCTTGGAGGGTTTAAATCAACACACTTTTTGAGCAGAAAGTTTGAAAAAATAGCTTCTATCTATGAACAATAATTTACTGAGATTCAAACTTGATCAGAAGATTCTCTTCTGGGACTGCGAGACCGAAAATCTCTCATTAGGCGATTCTTCTATCCACAAAAATAGACCATGGCAAAGCGGATTTATCCTTTGTCAAGGCAAGAACACTCTGCTAGAAAAACAGCGCGAGATCTGGTGGCCTGACTTAAATATCTCCGAAGAAGCGGCCAAAATAACCCGCTTTGACCGTTATAACTATGAACAAAATGCCCGCGACCCTAAAGAAGTTTGGGATGAATTCGCGCAGTATTTTTATGATCCGTCAGTATTGATTGTTGGGCAAAATATTTTAAACTTCGACAACTACATCCTCAACAACTGGCGACGCAATATAGGATTGCCTACAGACTGGTCATTCATTAATCGAGTGATCGACACTAGAGCATTGTCTGTTGCTATTCAAAAGGGAAATAAAACCGTTGACCATAATGACCTGCTTTGTTGGCAAATGAGGTTTATGCATCATAGGGAGAGGGGTTTAAAAGCTACGCTGGAATCCATGGTTAAGCATTACGGCTTTCCATATGATAGAAACCTCCATCATGATTCGTTAAATGACTGTCGGTACACAAGAGATGTGTTTCAAAAAATGATTTACGAGATTGAGATTTGACATGACTATCCTAGAACCTAACCAACCTTGGCCGCAAATTTATTTTCGCCGCTATAAATACTTGTCTTTTCCATTTGGATATTGGGAAGAAGGATACGAAGACAAATCAATCATCGACTTAACCATTAACGCAAAAAGCTCTCTCCTTAAAAACTTTTATCAACCAACAACTCTATTTGCTGGCCCAAGAGCTAGTAAAAAGATTCAAGATATTATATCTTTAGACAGCCGCTTAACAACTGAAACTACTGCCTTGTATTTGGGCGGAGATTCGTATCGGCGGAAGGAGTTTCTAGGTTTGAATTTAGTTTTAACTGTTGACGATGGGTTGTGGATGGCCTAGAGTAAAAATATGAAGGTAGTACCAGTCACCAAACAAACCGCCGACCTTTGGGTTTCTAAAAAACATTATTCGCGCCGCCCGTCCATTTTTTGGGCGGGTTTTGGTTTAGAGATTAACAGCAAACTCGAAGGTGTCGTTGTTTATGGGCAACCTTCGCCACCAATTCAAAAACACGCATTCAAAGATAGAGATTTTCGCCTATTTGAGTTGAGCCGCTTAGTCATTCAAACAAAAGAAAAGAACGCCGCAAGCTTTTTAATCGGCAACTCTCTTAAAATGCTCGAAAAACCGTGCGCCGTTGTATCTTACGCTGATAGCGAATGGAATCACTGCGGGTTCGTGTATCAAGCTACAAATTGGCTCTACACAGGCGCTACAAAATCTCACGACCACTCTTACTTGGTAAATGGCGAGCGACTTCATCCCATGACGGTGAGAGACAGATTCGGCGTTACAAATTTAAAACAGTGGGCAAAACAAAACAAAATCCAAACCCTGAAACCTGAGCCTAAACACCGATACTTTTTTCTCTGCGGCGACAAAAGAAGCAAGAAAATAATGCTTGACAAACTATCCTACCCTGTAGTAAAATCGTACCCCAAAACTAACCCAAGTCGATACGACGACGGAGAAAATATTTAAAAATGCATCCTAAATGCCTCTACCCAGCCCCGCCAGAGTACTCTGAAAAGTATCACGAAATCTCAGAATATTTTAGGCCGCAAATTGAAGAAATCTTAAGTTCTAAACCGTCAACTTATAAAAAGTGGCGAAACCATCATCTTTTAATTGAGGGCGAAGATACATTTGAACAATTCGCCGAAATTTACAAGAAAAATGTAATCATCACTCATGGAGAAAAGACTTCATTTCTTGAATATGTTACAGAAAGACTCATGTGGTATTCTCTAGTATTCGACTACAAGACAGCAAAAATCAGCTTGAAAGATGACATTGGTTATGGCAAAATACGCTGGTCAAGTAGAATGGGGCCAAAGCTAGACAAGCTATTCAGCAGAAGTCCAGATGGAACCAAAGAAATAGAGCGGCCAAACAAAAATAATTTTAAAGAATAATTTATATGGCAGCAGAAGATTGGATTCCTAATTTTTGGAGTGGTCTTTTTAATGATGACTTCTCTCGTCCAGAAGATTACCTTGACATGAGTGATGAAAAACTTTTCGTCGCTTCATCTGGAGCTAGAAGCGAAAAATTAAAATCAATTAGAAACCACTACCAAACCCACAAATTTTTATCCGAAAAGCAGCGTTACTGCCTTGCTGTTTGGATTTCAGAAAAAGATAACAAATATGTTTGAAGACTTCCAACCACTAAACAAGCCATTGGCAGAGGGCGTTATTCTGCCCTCCGTATCAATTGAGCCAAGATTTTACGAAAAACTTGGTGTTTCGCCAAATATTTCCGACTTTAACTTCCTTCGGAAACTATGCTGGGAAGGAGTAAAGGAAAAGGGCATTGATAAACTTGACAATGCTCAAGAATATTATGACCGCATCAAATATGAGCTTTCCACATTTGAGGAACTTGGTTTTTGCCCATACATTCTTTTAAATTGGAAAATTCTAAATTTCTGCGATGAGCAGGGGATTGTGACGGGCAAGGGGCGCGGAAGCTGTGTCGGTTCCGCTGTACTGTACATGCTTAAGGTTACGCATGTTGATCCAATTCCAAATAAACTCTATTTTGAAAGGTTTGTATCCAAAAACCGCGCAAAAAAAATCGCTGGCAGCGACGGCAAAACCTATTTAGACGGCTCGCTTCTTCCAGATTGCGACCACGACATTGAATTTCAAAGTCGCGAAAAAGTGATAAAGTTTATCAATGATGAATTTGCTGGTCAAACCAGTAAAATTCTGACTCTAAATACATTGAGTGGCAAGGCGTGTATGCGCGAGTGTTTAAAAATTGTTGATGGAACTACGGAAGACGAAGCTAATCATGTCAGCGCCACAATTCCTAAAAAATTCGGCAAAGTACTTGATTTTGAAAAGGCTATAGAGGAAAGCCCTGCGTTTGAAAAATATGTAAAGCAATACCCAAAATCCTATCGCGTAGCGTGCAAACTTGAAGGCTTGGTAAAGAATACGGGAGTTCATCCTTCGGGATTAGCGATTTGCGCTCAAAAAATTGATGATATGATGCCGCTCCAATCAACAAAAGATGGAGAGATAATCTCTGGATTTGAAATGGGTGATGTTGGCTCATTAATGGTAAAGTTTGATATTCTTGGCCTTCGGACATTATCGGTAATTGAGAGAACCGCTAAGATGGTTGGAATTAACTTTAAGGATTTTGAAATCCCAAAAGAGAAAACATATATTCACTTGCAAAATTTATTGGCTCCGCAAGGAATCTTTCAAATTGAGACGGATGTTGGCTTCAAAGTTTGTCAGAAAGTTCAGCCGAAAAACCTAGACGAGCTTAGCGATGTCCTGTCACTAAGTCGTCCTGGCAGTTTAAGTTTTGTGGATGAGTACGTTAAGGTCAAAAACCACTTAAAGGACTCAGAAAAAAGATGGCCATCACTTGATAAAATCCTAGATGAGACGAAAGGAACAATTCTCTTCCAAGAAACTATCATGAGGGTCTGCCATGAAGTATTCGGACTGTCTTTGCTGGACGCAGAAAGCGTGCGCCGTGCAACGGGCAAAAAAAAGAAAGAAGAAATGGAGGTCTGGAAACCCGTCATTTTTGACAATGCAAAAGCAAAAGGTATTCCCGAGGAGGTGGCAAAATTTTTCTGGGACGCCATGATTGCTTCTGCCGATTATTCATT